TTTTTAAATGCACTAACTGTAGCAGCTGCAGCCTCGGCTACGGTATCAATTAATCCCATGTCGATCGTACTGTACGAGGCACCGTCACTAAAAGATATCCCTGAGGGGCAAGGCAAATGAATATTTACAGGACCTTCTCCGGGTCGTGTTTTACACCTAAACCGAATATAAGGCCTGCCAAAATCTTGAAGATTTTGTGGAAACGTTAGCATTTGTGGCGCGGTCTCTACGACAGTCGCCTTAGGGATTTTATCAGACATCTTTCCTGCTAATTTTTCCACCCCGGCCTGAGCCGCTGATACGATTTTTTCTTTAGTATGTTCTGCCATATAAATAATCCTTTGATATTATTTATAATAAAAACATGGCTTATTCGGGACGTTATAAGGTAAAGAACCCTAAAAAATACGAAGGTGACTTTAAAAAGGTCAAATATCGTTCGCTTTGGGAAAGGCAGGCTTTTAAGTGGTTAGACAATAATCCAGATATTGTCGGATGGAATTCAGAAGAAGTCATAATTCCATATCGTTGCAAAACTGACAATAAAATCCATCGTTATTTTGTAGATTTGTTTGTGCGTACAAAGGATAATAAGTTGTACATTATCGAAATAAAGCCAAAAAAACAGACACAGCCACCTAAAAAACCTTCTAGGAAAACAAAAAGGTATTTGACTGAGGTGATGACTTATATTAAAAATGAATCTAAATGGGAAGCTGCTACAGCATTTGCTAACAAACACGATATGGTATTTCAAATTTGGACTGAGGACACTTTACGTTCATTTGGTATAAAAATCCTATAAATAGAGATAGATGGCAACGTTTATTAACAGACTCGAAGATAGGGCAACACTTTCTGGTATAGAAAGAAATACAAAGGAGTCTCTTAATTGGTTTAAAAAGGAATTAGCTTCCCTTAAAACTATACCAACCAGGCCTAAACTTTTGTCAGACGAAAACTTTGTTAACAGAACCCGACCTTTACCCGGCAGAATGTTCATGTACAAATACATTCCAAAGCATAAAGACACATTGCCTTATTACGACATGTTTCCTCTAATTTTTTTAGTTGAAAAAGCAAAAGGTGGGTTTTATGGTTTAAATCTACACTATCTATCACCAAAATATAGAGCAATTTTCTTTGATAACCTAACAGATTTTGCAAATAACGAAAAATATAATCAATCAACTAGACTGAGATTGACATATGATTTTTTATCTTCTAGTTCTAAATTACGTTATTTTGCTCCTTGTTTTAAGCACTATTTAACTGATCATGTAAAATCGAGAATTGTGGAAGTTCCTGCGAACCATTGGGAGACTGTTTTATTTTTACCGACAGAACAATTTAAGAAAAACAAAGCCAACTCAGTTTGGACAAAATCAAGAAAACAGTTTACCTAATTATGTCATTAAAAAACGATATCAATAACGCACTAAACCCTTCTACAATTGATGATTTCAAATCAACAATTGGAAAAAGAGGCGGCCTCGCCGCATCAAATAGATTTTCTGTTACTATAGTTCCTCCAACCGCCACACTATTAAATCTAGGTGGTCTGTTCGGAGAAGGCCCTGTTGTCAATGATCCGCGGGATATAAGCATTCTTTGTGATTCGTGCTCTATTCCAGGAAGAGCAATTCAAACAGGTGATTATGATGCTTTCGGAGCAACACCAAGGAAGTACCCTACAAATATTATGGAAGAAGATGTAGCGTTTACGTTTACACTAACTAATGATGTTTATATTAAAAAACTTTTTGACAATTGGCTTGAAAGTATCATTGACCCTGTTTCAAATTTAGTTTCTTACGACACCGAATACAAAGTCGATACTCACATTCAAATGTTAGATAAAAATAATGCTACTATCTACGGAGTTCGATTAATTGATTCGTACCCAACTTCTGTAAATAGTATTGATCTTTCGAACGAAAATGCTGACAATAAAACACAAGTCTCAGTTAATATGACTTATCGTAGATTCGTACACGAAACACGACTTAGATCGATCATAAATAGTACTGACGACAAGCTTAACATGTTTAGGCAACTCATTTAAATTATAAACAAAAAACATTATGCCATTACCAACAATTGAAACACCAAAATACTTTTTAACTGTACCTTCTAGCGAAGAATCAATTGAATTTAGACCATTCCTTGTAAAAGAAGAAAAAGTATTAATGATTGCACAAGAAGCCGGCTCTGACGCTAGTATGATTGCTGCAATGAAAGACATTATTAAAGCGTGCACTTTTAACAAATTGGATTTGTATTCACTTACAATGAGCGATTTAGAATATATTTTATTACAGATTAGATCTAAAAGTGTAGGCGAAACAACTGAAATACGTGTAAAATGCGATGAAAGTGGAGAATTCGTAAACGTAACATTAGATTTATCAGAAATCACTGTTAAAAAAGAAAAAAAGGTTGATAACAATATTCAACTTACTGATGACGTTGGAATTACTCTTAAATCACCAGGCCTTAAAGATGCTGAACGAGCTGCTAAAGGAAGAAAAGACACTAATCCACTTATTCAAGCTTTAATAAGCGTTATTGAAAGTGTCTATGATAATAACGAAGTTTATCCATTCGGTGATGCCTCACCAAAGGAAATAGAAAACTTTGTTGATTCGTTGAGCTCAGAACAAGTACAAAAAATAAAAAATTGGCTTGATTGCACACCTTCATTGAGTCACGAAATTGAATTTGTAGGACCAACTGGTCATAAAAACACAAAAATACTAAGTGGACTTAATGATTTTTTCATATAACCCTTTCTCATAACTCACTTGAAAATTATTATCACGTTCAGTTTTCACTACTACAGCACCATAAATATAGCTTATCGGAATTGGACAGCATGATACCGTGGGAAAGGGAGATTTACATAACACTTTTAAAAGATCACATTGAAGAAGAAGAATTAAAACAAAAACAAAACAATGGCTAACGAACCATACATCACTAGAAAGGATTTAGAAACTGTTACGCAAAAAGTAACAATTGACAATGCTAAAAAAATTGCTCAACCTCTTATAGATCAACAGAAAAAGAATGATCTTAAGGATTTAGAGCAAAATATTGAACAAAAAGTTCTTTTTCAAGATATTGCAGACGGCGTTAAAGGCCTTGGCGATTCTCTTATTTCAGGACTTAAGTCTTTAATTCCTAAAACTGATGGTGGTTTAAGTAAATTGTTGGGCTTAGGTCTTGGTTTGTTGTTAGCACCATTTGTAGGATTTATTAGCTTTCTTGGCCAATTAGGCAGAGAATTAAATTTCTTTACTAAAGGAAGAGCCGGAGAATTTTTAAAGAAATTGAAGGTTAGTTTTAAAGGTTTATTTAGTGGTATATTTGACAAACTTAAAAATAGTAAGCTAGGAAAATGGATCGGTGGAATTATTGATAGACTTAAAAATAGCAAATTATTTAAATCAATCAGCGGATTATTTCAAAAAGTGTTCGGTGCCGGAAAGGGTGGATTCTTTAGTAGACTAGCTAGTATTTTTAAAGGAATTGTAAAGTTTGCAACCGGCGGGCCTTTTAGAGCAATTATAGGTTTTGCTGGTAAAATAGGAAGAATACTAGGAAAAGTATTTTTACCAATTACCATTATTATGGGAATCTTTGATTTTGTCACAGGTTTCATGAAAGGTTACAAAGAAGATGGTATTGTAGGTGGCATAAAGGAAGGTTTTAACAGTTTATTTGAAGGATTAATAGGTGGCCTTCTGCGTATTCTAATGTGGATACCAACTAAAATAGCTGAATGGCTTGGTTTTGACAACTTAGCGGAAGAAATTGGTCGTTATACTGAAACGATTATTCAAAGCGTTAAAGATGTATTCGGAGGACTTATTGATGTAATCGTAGGAATATTTACTTGGGACGGTGATAAAGTATTTGGAGGTTTATCAAAAATATGGGATGGAATTACAAGTGCTCTTATGGCTCCGTTTAATATAATCGGATCTGTCATAAAAGATATTTTTGGAGGTAGCGCGATTAAAAGAGGAATATTGACTTTAAAACAAATTGGCTTACAAATTCAGAGTTTCTTTTTATACCTAGCGGAATCAATTAATGGCCTTCTTCAAAAAGTCCCGGATTGGCTTTTACCCGAGTCTGCAGAGAATTTTATTGATGAGATGGATGCTGCTACAAAGGCAACAAAAAGAAGGGTGGACAATGATATTGAAAGTATTAAAAGTTTAAAAGCTGAATTGAAGAAAAAAGACGAGCTTGAAGAAAAACTAAAAGCTGAAGATAAGGAATCTTCGGCCGGATCAGGCGGTGGAGGTGTTAATATGCAAGATGGAGGTACTGCTGTAAATACAACTAACAACGTGACTTACGTCATTCAAAATGGCAGCAACGTTGCTACTGACGCTCTTCAAGCCGCGGCCGGATAGAAATAAAAGGAGGGTGACCTTTCGACCACCCTCCTTCGTTTATTTACTAGTATTATGTTGTATATGTATTAGCCTTTTTTAGGAGTAGGTTTAACTTTACCCTTTGCACCTTTAGGAAGCTTGCCTTTACCTTTACGCTTTTTCATAGCTTCAGTAGCTGCAATCGCTGCTTTTCGTTCTTCAGAGTTTAATTTACCATCTCCATCTTTATCAAATTTCTTGATAAGCATTTTCTGTCTAGCGGCTGCAGCAACCTTACGTTCGGCTTCGCAAAGTTTTCCATCTTTGTTCTTATCGAACTTAGCCATATGTGGAGGTAGCTTACGCTTCCCATCAACTTTTGCAGGTTTAACCTTGTGTTTTCCATCTTTGCTGTGATGGTCAGCTGCGCAAACTCCCATTGTGAGAGATACAACAATTAGTGTTATTAGTTTATTTTTCATTACTTTATATGTATTAACTAGATGCTAGTTTTGCAAAATAACTAAGGGTGTCTTCATCAGACTCAGAGTTACTTTCAGTTGCAACAGTGTCGTCGTTATTTGCTTCTGCCGTTTTAAAAGGTGCAGCTTCCTTTGTAGTATTCATTTCTACTTGCTGTTCAGTAGTCATGGTTGATGCTACTTCAGCTTCCCCAAGAACTTCAAACATTTTACGTTTAAGATCAGCGTATGACTTGTAGTTTTCAGGGTCAGTAAATTCGCTAAGTTTATATAGTTTATTATAAGTTTCTTCTAAGCGAGTTTCATCACCATCGTACAATTCACTCGATGAATCGAATTCAGATTTATCATAATTACGATAACCTTCTACTTGACGGATTTTCAACTTAAAGTTAGCACCTGCCCAAAAATCAAATGGGTTGACTGGTTTTTCATCTTCAAATTGTGGTTGCATAACATCCATAATTTTATCCATGATTTTTTTACCATACTCATAAAGAAAAACCTTTCCTTCATTTTGTGGATTTGCAGAATCTGATACAACAAGAATATTTGAAACGTGATGTAGACGGCGCTTACGCTGTCGCGCAAGTTCTTTGTCTTCATCGCGACCAGTATTCCAAAGTTGCGAATTAAGTTCTGAAACAGGATCTTGCTGACCAATAGAAGTCAAAGACCGCTCAATGTACCAGCGTCCAGTAGGACCTTTAAATCCGTGATCCCAATATCGAACCCACGGAAGATCTTCACCAGCACCAGCTGGCAAAAAACGAATAACGGCGTAACCATTACCTGCTTTATCGACAGTTGGCTTCCACAGACGATCATCGCCATAATTCTTTTTTTCTGTATTTGTGTCAGCAGCAGAGACAAGTTTTGAAATTGCGCTTTCACGATTTTGTTTTAGTTTTTCGAATGACATAGTATTTTTTTGTATTTGCAGTGTATTATTTGTTTTCCCTGACAAGAGCTATATTACCATAAAATGATTAGTTTGTAAATACTAAAAGTGCTTTATCCCTAATTTTATTTTTTGGTAATGGCTTTTGCAGCATGATTGATTTATAGCTAATAAGCATATCAATCATGTCTTTATTTATACCCATAGGATCACTTAGAATGCTCCTCAGGCTCTTTAAAAAATTAACCAATATATCCAATAGGATAACGCTTTCAGAGTTAATTTGGCCGCTTCTGAGAGCCTCTAATACAGGACTCTGAGAAAAGTCGGATGTTGCCGAACAAATTTCATTAAAGGTATACCCTTTATTAGAAAGTGTTTTCATATCTTGTTCGAACATATACGTCAATTTATCGTATCGCGCCGTATAATCACTATACACATCATCAGACATATCACCAATCCAAACATTATTTTTTTCAATTATGTTAGCAGTAAAGTAGTCAATGAGTTGTTCTCTGTTAAATCGACGAGATAACTTTTCAAAAAAGTAGCGATCTCTACGTTTTTCAAAGGTGCTTTGTTTTACAGCAGTCTTATAGTTATATTTTACAGCATTGTAATCAGTAGTGAAATGCAGCTTTAACGATTGGTAAATTTGATACGCTATATATCCGCTCATTATTCAGTTTTTTTGGAAAAATCTGGAATATAGAGTGGAGGTGTTGATTCAGTATCCGGATCTCCACCAAAACAAACTCCTTTACAAAATTCACCTTGACTTAATCCGACCTCAGTTTCAATTGTCTCAATTATATCCGCATAAATTTCATCACTTTCAACCTCATCTCCAATATCATATCTTCGACAAGTGTCATAGTGATGTAAAGATCGATTACCCCATTTAGGTGTTTCCTCTACGCAGATGACATATTTCTCACCTTTGTATTCAACAACACTATTCCACCGTATTTCGTACCAGTGCTCATCTGCACTTCTAATTACTTCAATTTCGTTCATCGTCCTTGTCCTTTATAAGGTTTTTTATAATTTGTCGATCCTTTATTTCTCGATGTTTTTGATTTAGCATGCACGCCTTTTCGACGAATTTTCTTTTTAGTTTCGTAATGTCCTAATTTTTTCATAATTTAAAATAATGTTGATGTTGTTCTTTTAATAATATTTCGATCCATAGCTTCAACTTGCAATTTACTCTTTAAAGGACCTTTAACAATTTTAGCCATGTCCTCAGGGTCAATTTCCATTTGTTCGCAAATTTCAATAATTGATTCTGTATATGTCATCCCATCACCATGAACAAGTTTTTCTACAGCAAGTCTTAATTGCTCTTTTGTAATTGCTGGTTTAAATATGATTTTTGGTTTTTTGGTTTTTTCTTTTTCTGTGCTCATAGCGATTTAATTAAAATAGTGTCTTTATTGATTCTTCCATTAGCTGAATTTCTTTTTGTTTTAATTTTTGAAAGCTCTTTATCAATTTGCTTTTCTGTTTTAGATGCCAGGATTGGCAAAATATCTTTAGGTTTTCTAAGTGTAAGTGAAAACGATTTATCTGGATCAAAGCCTTTTAGTGTGCTGCCGGAAATAGTAAATCCATCACGGCTTTGAGCTTTGAAAATTGTAGCTCTTCTATATTTTGTGTTAAAGGCATAGAATACATCAGCACCAACAATCCGTGTAGGATCACACGATTGCATTGCATATTCTTTTGATTCATTCAAATAGTTTAACCTTGCTACTTGTTTATCTGCGGTTTTTGGTTTTTTAGTTCTAGGTTTGCGTGATCCTTTCTTTGACGCTTTATAGAGAACAATCTCATTTAAGGTATCTTCCAACGCTTTAATTCTATTACGCAATTGCGGCTTAGACAGGTATGAAAAACCTTCAACCATATCAGGACAACGTTTTTCAAATGCGTCTGTATAGTCATTCTTATGACGCTCAAGCCATTCAACAATTGGTCCTAAAAACGCAATAGGTATATTCTCACCTCGAAGAACTGATGCAATAGGAAATTTTTTAATTTTTGCTTTAACATTAGTCCACTCATCAAGCATACCTTCAAGTTCACATAATACATTTTTCCTAACCTTTTCAGTCATGATAGCATGCACATTCGGTTTTTTAGATGTAGTAACCTTTTTCTCAGAGCTATTCTTTTTAATTGACAATTCTGCTTTAGCTTCAGAAATAATCGTTTTAATATTTTCTTTAACTATTTCTGGGTATCTGCCAAACAAAGGCATTCCCATATTGTAACAGCGACAAAGTTTTCCTGTAGTATTAAAAATAGCACATGTCTTTGGCACATATTCAATAACTTTAATGTCATTATCATCATACATTTTAGAGTTGTTTTTCATAAACTCTTGCATAATTGGAATATAATCATCACGATCAAGGTAGTAATTATAAAATCCTAAACTTCGGCTAAGTTGTCTTTCACGCCTTTCTTCTGGAACGTTGTGCCACGTTGGTTCATCACCCGTAAATTTAAAATCAGGGGATGCAACCAATCCGGATTTAAGAAACTTCCTAGCTCGTTTTGTTTTCATGTCAGTATTATAACCATAAATACAGAATAAGTAAATAACAAAATTGACTAATTACTATGAAAATGCAAAATAAAGGGCCTGAATTTCTAAAAAATCAACAAATGAGGCCTTTCAGGAGCTCATACCCTGCCAATTCTCAAATGATAAAATTGCAAAGACAAAAAAGGCTGTTCTTAACAATATTGCTAGGAACAACCTATGTTCTGTTTGTTTATGCGCTACTCAAATACGGAGATGCTATTTAATTTCTCCTCCCGCGGAGTATTGATAGTAAAAGAACACATATAGACATCAATAAAAAAGAATTGGGTTCTGGAATGGCAGTTCCTGTAGTGCCATTAAACTTTAAAATGGATGGATTCTGAGAGAATGATACGCCATTCAAGTAAATATCGTCGCCCTGCTGTGCAAACTTTTCTATGGAACTTAAAGTGAGTTGTGCGTTCGGGGATAAGTTGACGACAGATCTTTCTACTTGACTATTAATTGAGGCTCCAAATCCGCGAAGCGTCAGGCTACTAGTCGAATCCACATTTATTTCTAGACCAATTGCAGAAAACCCAGCATTCATACTTGATCCGTCGGTTATGTTTAAAGTTGAATATACGTTATCATTGTCATTCACTCCAGTAAATCCATTAGCGTTTTGGAAAGTAAAATCCGTTGATTTTAATGTCACTGAAAATCCATCACCGATTTCAATATGCGAATAAGCTGGGCTATCTTCGATTATAAAAGAATCTGTTATGGTTAATATATTAGTAATAGCAAGCTCGCGATCAAATTCCTCTAAACCCGATTCTAAGAAATCCCAATTTTGAGCATCATAAAAATCATAAATTTCCTCTTCGTCTGCGTTCCATGTAATAGTTGTATCTATTTTTTTATCTTCGCTTTCGTTCAGATTTATGACATCACCATTATTAATCTCGACAGGCCTTTGAATATTGACTAAAGGATTAATAGTAGGATTTTCTATTGGATCTATTACGAGTATAACACCTTCTACAGATGTTATGACAGCAGCTTTAGCAAAGGTAATTAGGATAAGTGATAAAATAAACGCTTTCATTTTTTCTTTCTAAGTAAAAAGTTTTTTAGTTTTGACAAATTGCCGGTAACTAAACCAAGTAGCTTACCTAGTTTACTGTTTTCGGGTACGATACACGCGAGGGTTCCAACAAGACCCATAACTGCCACAATGAGTTCAGGCATTGAATTCATATATGGTTCTAAAATTTTTTCAAATATTTCTTGCATATTTATTATAGGTCCGTTACGTTAGGCACGGGCGTTACAGCCTTATCCTTTTCTAATTCATCATCTTCAATTTTTAAAATGCCTTTTTCGTCCAATTCTTTTCTAAGTTTAGATGCTTCTGCGGCTCGTTTAGATTGCTCTTCTTCAGCCAATTTTTCTTCCGCAGACATTTCTTTATCTTCGATAGGGCCTGTTCCTTCAATATCACCATATCCTTCTTCTGCATATTTTCTGACATTGTCAAATGCTGTTACACCTAAAACTGACTCTGTAAAACCACTAAATTTTGTAAATGCTCCATATTCTTGCTCTGTAATAACAGCTACTTCCATTCCTTCAGCCTTAGCAGTTTTAGCTTGAAAATATGCTCCACTGCCAATAGACATTACACCTGCTGTTCCAATTGCTGCAACTTTAGATGTTGTTTCTTGTACGAAGGAAATTACTGAAGCTTTTATAGTAGGAGCAGCAATTTCAGCCGCGGCAGCTTGTGTTGTTGCTACTGCTACACCAGCACCCGCTACAGTGCCTGTTGCTTTTTTAATCAATTCCTTATTATTTTCAGCTATTTCGTTTAATTTTTCAATAGTGGATGGCTTTTCTGTCTCACCAACTATTGGTTCATTTGACTCAACAGTCTCTTCTTCAATCTCATCGGCACCCTCTTCGTCTATTGATTCTTCCTCTTCTACTTCTTTACACTTTTCGCAAACAAATTCGTTACACTCTTGGTGTTGTACATCTTCGAGAGCCTGAAGTAATCGCCATGCAGCCTCGCGAGCAGACTCATCGAAGTCTTCTACTAAATCATTATCTTCAGGCTGGCAAAATCTACTAGCGAAATCTTTAGCCTGTTCAAGTGAAAGTTTTGGACGATTTTCATCGTCAGGTCGATGTGGTATAAAGGTAGCCATGGGCTTGTATATTCGTATTTATAAAAAAAGCTCTTTTAAAATGAATATATGTATAAATATATTTGTAGGCGGTCAATATGGCTGTCAAACTAAAATAACAATAAAAAAAATATGGAATTCTTAATTACATTCATCCAAGATCAACCATGGTTCGGAGTTTTAGCTGCAGCTGTTGCACTTGCATCCTCTATTGCCGCTATTACACCTACACCAAAAAAAGGATCTATCCTTGCAAAGGTTTATAGTGTTATCGACGTATTTGCTCTTAACATTGGTAAAGCTAAAGACAAAGGCGAAAAAAAGTAACGACCTTTTGATTTATGGGCTTAATCAAAACAGTACTATCTGCTTTAAATGCTTATTTGCAATTGCGCAATAAAGCATTCTATTATGATATAACTGAAAAGTCTAGAGATAAGCAACAAAGCATAATCAATGAAATCGAAAGTTTACGTGATAAGCGGACTAGCGCTGCTACTGAGCGTGCTGACCTCTTGCAGCAGCAACTCATCGCTGAAAAACAGCACTTTGAACATATATCAGCCATCTACACTGACCTTGTCTCCAGGAACGACAGTTCAAACTAAAGAAGGTGTTTATACACCTCAATTAGAAGAAATCTGGCATTCTGATAAAAGATATAGAGATTTAGAGAGAAAGTTGTATTATAACAAGTAAAAAAATAAGCAAAGCCGAGGTAATAATACCTCGGCTTTTTTTATAAATAACTCTATGGTTAAATTTGGAATACTAATTTTAGCTTTAGCTACAAGCTTATTTTCAAAGGATGTCAATCATAGTTTAAAGATTGACGAAATTATAGCAAAGGACCTTAGTTATAGAAAGGTTCCTATGCCTCAAAAAGCTTCTAACGAAGTATTTGTAAGGCGTGCATATTTAGATATTGTCGGCCGTATACCTACTTTTAACGAAACAACATCGTTTTTAGAAAATCCTAATAAAGAGAAACTCATTAATGATTTAATTAACTCACAAGGATACGTCGAGTCTACGTTTAATTTTTACGCTGACCTTTTAAGAGTTAAGAAAAAAATTCTTAATAATGTAACAGGCGAAACATACATAGCGTGGATTAAAAACGAAATTAAAAATAATACTCCATACGACCAATTTGTTAAATCTATTCTCACTGCTGAGGGTACGATTTTTACTAATCCTGCTGTAGGATACTTTCTTAGAGATGAAGGTATGTTACTTGACAATGTATCAAACACATTTCAAGCATTTGCTGGAATGAATATATCTTGTGCACAATGCCATGACCACCCATTTGACGATTGGATACAAATGGAATATTATGAAATGACAGCTTTCTTTACTACTGTTGATACGCGAGCAAAAAAAGAAGACAATAAGCATTATCAGGAGCTTAGAAAAGAGTGCCAAGAATTAGATAAGTCTGGTAAAGAAAAGGGATCTATCAATCGTATTGGACAATTTTGGCAGGTCGGTGGGTACCGAAACCATGTTGACAACAATCTTAAAAAGGTTCTCAAACTTCCTCACGATTACAAATATAAAGATGGAGATCCTGGTGAAATTGTAGAAGGAAAAACTGCTGTCGGCGATTACGTAAAGGAAAAAAGAAAGCGTGAAGGTTTAAGGCAAAGTTTTACTGATTGGATTATTAGTGAAAACCATCCTTCGTTTGCAGCTAATATTGTTAACCGTTTATGGTTTAAAGCAATGGGGTTTAAACTTATTGATAATTTAAATGACATTGCAGAGTTTGATGAGCTTAGAGAAAGCCGCAACGATCGGCTTATGGAGTATCTTATTCGAACTTTAAAGGATTTTAAGTATGATACAAGAGCATTTAATAAGGTACTCTATAACACTAAGTTCTACGCAGCAACGACAGACGGTAAAGATGAATTTAGAGGCCCTAAACAAAGGCGGATGACTTCTGCCCAACTTTGGGATAGTATCGTAACTCTTTATACAGGAGATGTTGATAAATGGCAACCAAAAGATCGTAGACAAGAGTATGTAAATATGTTTCCAGATGTTAAAACACTAAATGCTAAACGAGCTCTTAAAATTTATGATCGATATCAAAAGTTTCAAGGTAGTTACTACGAAGGAGCTCCTAAAGTCGGTGGTTTAATGATGATTCGTTCATCAAATATATTTGAAGGTCGTAATTCTAATTTTATGTTAGAGTTTGGTAGATCTGATAGAGAGCTAATTGAAACTGGAGATCAGGATGCTAATATCACACAAATACTCACGTTAATGAACGGTAGAGTAACTGCAGAGCTTATGAACGATAAAGGCCAAATCGCTAAAAAACTTGTAACGTTCAATAGAGATAAAGCAGTTGATTATATTTTTACATCTTATATCGGAAGAAAGCCTTCAAAAGAAGAGAAGGTTGCATTTAAAAACGCTGAATTTTCAGACATTGTCTGGGTTCTTCTTAACTCACACGAATTTAAACTTATAATGTAATTATGGACAGACGTATATTTATTCAATCACTTGCTGCAGCAACGTATGGTGTTAAAACTCTTAATGCAAAACCTATTGCTGACACTAAAGCTAAAAATATTATTTTCATTTGCTTAGATGGCGGTATGAGCCACATTGATTCTTTTGATCCAAAGGATGACGAAGGAGTAAAAGGAAATACTACAAAAATTTCTACAAGCGCTGACTTTGAAATAGGCAACCGTCTTCCTAAATTAGCTGAAGTAATGCATAAAGCTTCGGTAATCAGATCAACAACATCTAAAACAGGAGCTCACCAGCAAGCACAATATTTGAATAGAACTTCATATAAACAACTTGGTACTATTACACACCCATCACTTGGTTCATGGATTTCACACTTATCTGATAGGGGTAAAACTATTCCAGATTTTGTATTAGTTTCTGGCGCATCTTCTCATCCAGGTTCTGGTTTTTTACCAAAGGTGAAAGCTCCATTACCAATTGTTGATCCTAAGTCTGGATTACAAAACGCTAAAACCGATAATAAATTAAACGAAAGAATGGCTTTACTTAGAGAAGTTAATAAACACATTAGTTCTCCTATAGCTAGTTCATATAACCAATTTTACGATAACACTGTCGAGTTTCTTAAGTCAAAAGACTTAGAACTATTTGACATATCAAAAGAACCTCAAAAAAATAGAGAGCGCTATGGAGATACGCGTTTAGGACAAGGGTTACTCTTAGCTAAAAGACTAGTACAAGGTGATGTTAGATTTATCGAAGTCAATAATGGTGGGTGGGATACACACACAGAAAACTTCGATAAATTAGACAATAAACTTAAGGAGTTAGACGACGCTGTAAGCAGCTTAGTTTCTAATTTAGAAGAAGAAGGATTGTTAGATTCAACCTTAGTAGTCATTGCTACTGAATTTGGAAGAACACCAAACATAAATGTTAATGATGGACGTGACCATCACCCTCAAGCTTACTCAACGGTCATGATTGGTGCTGGAGTTAAAGGCGGTTATGTATATGGTAAAACCGATAAAACCGCATCTAAAGTCATCTCAGACCCTGTTACGATCTCAGATGTTAATGCCACTATTGCACACTTAGCAGGTTTAGATGTTTTATTAAAACACTCATCACCATCGGGTCGACCATTTGAAGTAGCCGACAAAGGTGAAATTATAAAAAAGGTTATAGCTTAAAGCTCTTTTATACGATCAATAACCTTTTGGTAAGTTTCGTCTGAAGGATCGTTTTTTCTACCAGGTGAAATCATTTTGTGCGTTATAACGTTTTCAACGCCAAAACCAAATTTGTCCATAAGGTACTTGCATTTTTTAGCAGCAGAATCAATTTCAACTGATGAGGGTGTCCTTTTGTTTGTATCTCCATAAAAAGAAATGCCAACACTATGTCCGTTTAAACCACTTACACCTTTCCAAGAAGATCTTCCAGCGTGCCATGCTCTTTTTTTGTCATAAACGAATTGTGTTCTAGAACCATCGGGTGCAATTAGGTAATGATAACTAACTTGTGAAGCCTTGTTTAAAATCCAAGATTTTGTTCCATTGTGGCTTCCACTACTATGATGAAGTACAATAAACTTTGGTCTAATTGAACCAGATTGATTTGGACTTGCTTTATAAACTTCATCGTAATCGTCTTTAAGGTTAATAGCTTCTTTAAGATCAACAACTGGAGGTTCAGGTTTTTCAGGCTCTCCCTTTCCGTCATGAACTAAATTTTCCCAAATCATTTTCCATGTGTTTGGACCATCGATTCCATCAGCTTTAAGTCCAAGTTTATTTTGAACTTGTTTGACAACATTGTCTTTCCCTTTAAATTTCATTAGATTACTATTTATAATAATTTTTAAGGTTTATCTAGTACCCGAAATAAAATAACAACCAAGATAAAAATAAGTGTTGTAATAAAAATATCATGCATAATTGTAGTGTGTATTATTTATAAGTTTGTAATTTCCAAACAAGATAAAGCTCACCGTATTCAGGAGGAGCTTTAATTGCTTTTTCTACTTGTGATCTTGTAATCTTATCATTTTTAGATACAAACGTTACAATCACATAGTCTCCAATTGTAGCCCATTTAATAGGCTTACGTTCTTCTCCTTTTTTGATACGGATTTGTGATGCCTTAAATGTTTTTGTTAATGTCTCCCAAACATGAATTCTACCTTTACCAATCGATACTCCGGACATTATCGAAACATATTTTGTGTCCCCTGCTACTAAACTAGTTAAGCCTACTAAAGCTATAAGTATTAATAATGGCAACTTCATATCTTAACGTCCTTGCTCGTACCATTCGGCCCAATCTGAATTTGGCTTTACAGTAACTTTTTCATCTTCAGTTACTGCAATAAATCCCCAGTGAGCAACCAAAGTAACTACACCGTACCCCGTAAAATCTCCTACTTTCACATTCATATTCATATTTATTTTAGTGTGTAATTAAACAATTCGGCTCACCATTCCATAAAGAAACTTCCCAAGCTCGCCGCTTAACTAAACCTTTTTTAATTTTGCCACCTGCATTACGATAAAGAGGCATGATTTTTTCTACACTTTTGTAGTTTCCATCATTAAGACGGTTAGGGCTATTAATCAATTCTTTGAGATTAGTAAGGCCTAAGTTGTATGTAAAAGAAGTAAGAGCACACAGCTGATATTCAGTCAGTGGTACCTTTACTTCTTTTTTTACTTTTTCACGAACAGAACGTAATTCATCTGATAAAAGAGTAGAAGCTTTATCTTTTGTAATAACTCCAAGATTAACAATTTTTCTGTCTGTACACCCATAACCAATAGTCTTAACACCAGCACAACAATAATATGATTTAGGTTTAAATCCTTCAAAAAATTTAACACCTTTTAACATTTCGTTGTGAAAATCGTATTTAGGTTTAGGTTCTAAAGGAACAACATTGGGTTTAACGAGCAAAGGTTTTTGCTTAACAGGCATTTCGATAGAATGAGTTACAAAAGTAAAATTTGGCTTTACGAGAATAGGTGTCATCTCCTTAATAGTCTCGATTTCCTTTACAGTCTCAACAACTTTTGGTTTTCGATCGAAATAAAAACCAGCTGCGATAACTGTAAAAATGATAATTAGTGTGTTTTTCATATTATATAGAAAGTACTCGTTGATCAATGACTGGATCGATTTCAGTTAAATGCTTTGCGTAATCTGTAAGATCATCAACAAGGTTTAACACGTTTTGAATAGTTCCAGCATCGTCTTCCGGAGGAAGATTATAGTTTACGATTGCGTAAACTTTCTGGGCAATTTCAATTTTTTGTTGTCTGAGTTTTTTCCACTCTTCGAATTCTTTGGTCATATGGTAGTTTCTTGCTTTATTCTAGTAATATTCTACCATAAAAAATGACTACTGTACATACTTTTTTTACAAAAAATGCACTTTTTTTGGTGTTCAAATGAACAATTAACCTCTAAAAGGGCTTTTTTTCTTTAATATGCTTTACGCATATTCTATTTCCTTTATTGTCGTATTTAAACCACCATTCTTCGGTATATCCAACCTTTCTGACTATTTTATAAATGGGACGGCCTAATTCGTCTAATGTAGAATTCTCAAAACTCATAATTTACCAATGTCTAATTGTGTTTGCAATAATAAAACCGCACGTTGTGATATGAACAAACCACCAAAATGTTCTAATGAGTGCAGCAACGTCGGCTTCTCGTGAATCTGCACTCACCTTTTCTCCCATAGTTTTACACCATATTCTCCATAATTTATTCATGAATCAAGTTCTTTCTCAATAACAGTGTGCACCTCTCGTCTAATTAAAACTGTCGGATCGTTATAAAAATTAGTGTCCTGGATTCTTTTTGCGTTATACTTCCAATACACTAAAGCTTCTTCTACATGACTAAACTCTGGTGTATTTGCAACAGGTTGACATGAAAAACCTCGATCTCTTGCTATTTTATAATATTGTTTATAGCTTTTCATTTTAAAACTCAAGCTTAATAGCCCGTGATGTGCCAGCTAATCCTAAGTATACACTTTTATTTTTAACTAGTGCTGCTGTAGAGTATCCGGTTCCAAGACTCATAATTCCTGAACCTTCCTTCACTGTTGGTTTGCCGTCCATAAAATGAAAGTCATAATCTCTCCATTGAATTTCATTAGTGTATGGATTAATTCTAAAGCATATCGTGTCAGCCCAGAAAGCGCTATAAACCCAACCATCAGGACCTAAAAATCCGTGAAAGTTTTTATTCTTGTTTGCCACTTTTAAATAGTCGGCCGGGAGATCTACTTCTTCATATGTATCATTAACACAATTGATAACCAAAATCTTTTTTCCTTGACGAGGTAAACAAAAAACTTTATTAACAGCTTCTACGTAAATAGCTCCAACGTATTTATGTGTCCACCCAGAAACTCCAGAAGTAGCAGGAGGACCTTCGAGGTATTTAAAAACACCATTTTTGTCAATCTTAGCAACACTAGAACCTAAAACTTGAGGCATATAAATCTCTCCTTTTTTATCTTTAACTGCTCCCCATATATGGTTGCAACCACCAATCCCACTTCGCTTAGGTTTTTCAGGTGTAAACGAGCCCGTTTGTCCAGTTTTAGTGTCGTATGTAAATATTTTAAGAGTTCTAGTATATGATGGCATATAAATGATACCATTATTTCCTTCAGCACCAGACCTAACCTGAGGCGTTGTAGGAAATTTATTTTCTAGAGTAATTTTGCCGGTGGCACGATCTAACTTTCCAATAGAGGTGGAATATGCCGGCATGAAATATGTAATTCCGTTAGATGCTTCAACAGTTCCGATAAAACCCTTATGTCCTGGTAGTTCTCTATTAATGCTATTTAAAAGAATGTCAGTCTTGATATGCATATCAGACTTATAACCAAGAGAATGAATGACATTAGAGTCATCCAATGCCATAGTACGTGTTTTAGTCAAATTACCGTGTATCTCCCCTGAGAGATACTTGAATCTTGGCCACGATTTTGTTAAGCCACGAGAAAAAAAAACTTCGTCTTTAAATGGTTTTGATTCAGCAGAAGACTCTGCACTAGATTCCGAAGAAGAATAATATTCTGCACTTGATTCAGCAGAAGACTCTGCACTAGATTCAGCAGAAGAATCTTCTTCCACTTTTGGTAAATCTTTAAAGGAGTTAAAATCTTTTAATTTCTCTATAGAAGATTCAATGTCGCTAATCACTTTAGCGATTTCCTGTTGTCTTGTTTTCATTAAAATTATTTATACATATAAATGGTGCGCCTGGCTGGACTCGAACCAGCGACCAAGGGTTTATGAGACCCCTGCTCTAACCACTGAGCTACAAGCGCATTTTATTAATCGATACTAAATTCAATATCCCGTCGTAAATCACGTAGATCTTCTTCAAGCTTGGAAAGCTTTTGTTCAATCATTGCTGCATATCCTTCAGCAAATGTTAGCTTATTATCAATGCAGTAATCGATTAGTTCTGGTGAATGATTAATTTCGTTCATAATTTTCTGTTAATGTTTTTTTTTAATGGTAGCTCGGGCGGGGATCGAACCCGCACGATCTAGGATCAATGGATTTTAAATCCACAGCGTCTACCAATTCCGCCACCGAGCCATGTTTTTATATTGCCATTAAAAAGGTGCCTATAGCTAAACAACTTAAGCCACCTAGGATTAGTTTCAATATAAAACTAATAGCTTCTATAATAGTTTCGTGTTCCATAACAATTAAGCAGCTAGAATTTCAAAACCTCTTTTTGAAAGAGTGTTAGAAACGGTAAGCTCATGCACAAGTTTTTCAGGTGTCTTTTTACCTTTATGCGTTTCGTATTCAGTAATAGCATTAAGCGCATCCCACCTAGTACGGCCTGAGTTTCCAAGACCTCTGCTAAATAAGTGCAGAAGCTCTGCTCTTTTATTCACTCGGTTTGTAGACTCATCCTTTTTTACTGGAATAAGATTTTCAGATAGGTTTTCCATATCTTTTCTAGTATACGATAAACCCTTTAGTCTTTCAATAACTGAGCTAAACTGTCTAGCTCTATTTACTGAGTTGACAATATTATCAGTCATTGCTTCAACCTTATCATCGAAGTTAGTGTTATGCAAACTTCGGTTTGAAGCATCAGATTTAATTAAATGAAACGCATTCATACAAGCAATTCTCTCAGTTGAAGGAATAGTTTTGTTAGAACCTTTACCGCTGTTATCAATAACAGTGTAAAAATATGGCTTCAAAATATCACCGTCAACGTTAATATCTTCAGCTAATTTAGATTGAATGACGACTTGTCGACCTTTCCTAGCAAATGCATAAGCAACATGATTAATATCGCCAACATTTTTTGAAGCAGTGTTAAGGATATCAATCATTTCATCCATTTGGATTGGCCGATAGTTTTCCTTAACCATACCTAAATGTTCGTTATTATCACCTCGCTGAAGTGAATAAGTGTTAGGAATTTCGCGATTATTTGCGTCAAAAACTTTTACCTTTTCAACTTCGAATTGCGGTACCTGATCAAGTGTGTCAATTTGTTTAAAGAATCCCATAATATATTTTTTCTACTTTTTGTTTTGTTTACTTGTTGAATAATTTTAGCGTATCAACTGAAATTTTGTATGCTCGGCCGTTGTAATCTTCAATTTCGATAGGTGATTTTCGGGCTCTACTATTATAGCCTTTCAATGCGAAAAACTTATCTTGGACTTTAACATCATCACCTACTGACAAATTTCCTAGTCCAATAGCGTGTCGAATCGTCTCCCACGCTTTAGCTTCCTTAGTTTTTACGTTTCCGCTAGTATCAATAGCGTTAGCTTTAACCTTAAAAACGATCTCCTCGTCAGAGAACCTAGCGTTTCCTGTAGAAATCTTAATTCCATACTGTTTTTCTACTTTTGCGAGAGCAGCATCCATAGCTACCCTGATTTCTTTTACTGACGACTTATCGAATTGACTTAGTTTCATAATATAGTTTGTTTTTTGTTTCTGATAGTATTCTACCATAAAAAATGGTAGTTGTACATATTTTTTTGCAGATAATTAGACTTTAATTATCGAGAAGGATTTGCTTTGAGCCAAGCTTCAATTTTAGACGATCCGAGAATTTCTCCGTCAACCGTAGTGTAAACTGTTTCAAGATGGTTGTAATAGCCCTCAAAATTAAGACATGTGACAGACTTTTTTACAGCGATTTTTGGGTGTAAAGAGCTAGTTTCAGCTGTTTGCGTGATATCAAGGAAGAAACCATCTTCTGCACTCGTAACCCATGTTGGTGGATCCCAAGACTCAACATTTTCGTATGGGTCTTCAACAACTTCCTGGTGTCTAACCTTTTCCATGAAATAGTCGTCTTCACTTTCAATAGCTTTGATAAAGGCATCAACATTAACGCCATCCTCAAGGATATACGTCGTGCCTCCTTTAGCTTTCCAATGGTTCGGACATTCGCCAGATCCATCCCAGTCGTGTGAACCATAATTTTCGTGGATTTGAGTGAAAATCTGGGTGAATTTTTCTGTAGCTGTGGTAGTCATAATGTGGTTTCTTGCTTGATTCTGAATATATTCTAACCTATTTTTTGCAGATTGTAAATACTTTTTTTACTAAAAACGTGCTTTTTTTATACTCCGGGTGTCAAAAGAGTAGCCGGTTTCCTCTCTGATGGTCTGGCTCTTGCCTCTCCCTCCTCATCATACCAGACACTACCCCATACCTTTCTAAATGCCTCTTCATATGAACAGTCCCATACTTTAGACATCTTGATAGCGTCCTCATGTGCTTCCATCATCTCTTCTAGCTTTGTCATACTATTTATCTAGGGGATTAACTTTAGCCGCGAAGTCCGGGATCATTTTTAGAACCCAACCATTATAAAGCCCCGGATTCTGGTGCTTAACTCTTTCAAGCACGTTGAGTGCCAGAGTGATCTCACCCATGATCACGGGCTCCTCTTTCGGTGAGAGCGCGATCTTCTTTAGTAGGTATTTCAGTTCTATTGTTTTCATATTAGAGGTAAGTGACTGGAACAACTGCGAAGTAGTTGCCTTCTCGCTGGTGTGCCCATTCGAGTTGATCTTCAGATAAGACCTCCCATCCTTTAACATTAAGCACCTTTAAAGCCTTGTGAAGCTTCTCCATTTTGTGTGATACCGCTACCACGCTCTCACTATGATCCGATCCATAGTGCTTAATCAACTTGTAGCATTTACTCATTTCTTTCATATCTAATTTTATATCCAATCTTTCAAATTAAAGGTAGGTTCCCATAAGGCTGAGCTCGTCATTGACGTCGTCTTCAGTGTATGGAACTTCTCCCCATACTCGATTGTTGTAGTTTTTTTCCTCGTGGATTGCAGCTGCAACCTCAAACATTCCAGACTCGTCAACCAATTCAGTTGGAGTCATCGCCAAAATTTCTTCCTTGAGAGAAGGTTTTTTGACAGCCTTTTTTGTACTAGGCTTGACCTTTTTACCTTTGTTAAGGATTTTGTCGGCGAGTTCTAACATTTTATCAACGCTATATGTTCCTCGCTCATTTCCTCGAGCAATAGGCTTGATGAGTGGATAGGTATCATTTTCAATGAGATTGTTGCTAGTAGCAAGAGCAACAACTGTTTTTCGTGGAATATCTCCACTGAAGGTTGAAATGAGGTTGCGGAGGATTTGGATGTTCTTTTTGCCGTTTCTTTTCATGATTTCTTGTTTGATTCTGATTATATTCTAACCTATTTTCTGCGGATTGTAAATACTTTTTTTACTAAAAATGAGCTTTTTTTTGGTGTTCAGATGAATACTGGTGTTCAGCTGAACAATTAATCTTCAATTTCACTCAATTTGAGGATCTCGCGAGCGTCTTGTTCGCTGATATGACCTTTTTCAAGAGACTCTTTAAGTCTTTCTTCTAAACTTTTTTTACCTTGCATGACTATATTCTAACCTATTCTCGGCGGATTGTAAATACTTTTTTTACTAAAAATGGGCTTTTTTTCACTTTTTTTCAATCTGTATTACAGATTACGGCTTTTTTCCTTCAAATCTATGGATATCCCATCAGAAGACTCTTCAGCCAGCTCAAATTGTTTCTTTTCTATATCAAACTGCTGTTTCTCAAACCCGTGAAAAAGGCTAACATAATCAGTCCACTGAGTCCAGGTGTAGTTTACTCCTTTAATATAGTACCATTCGTCTCCATCAATTATTAGAGCAGGACCATTCAAATTGTGTTTGACACCGTTTTTTGTGTACAGGCTATAATTGTTACCCTTTTGAACCCTGTAAATGTCCTTTTCTTTTTTGATCATGACTATATTCTAACCTATTCTCGGCGGATTGTAAATACTTTTTTTACTAATAATTGCACTTTTTTTGGTGTTCAAATGAACATACTAAAAAAGCCCTGCTTTCGCAGAGCTTTGATAGATTTAGTTACTTTTTTTAATTAGAATGTGTATTTAACACCAGCTTGAAAAACAGTCTCAAAACCGTCAGTTTGCACCTGGTTATCTACATAAGCTACTTCTCCGAAAATCTGTCCTCCGCCTGGAAGACCATATACTGCAGAAACAGCGCCTTGTACCCATTCATAATCTTCGGTATACTGCCATGTTTTTCCAACTTCAACTGATCCGTTAACAAAGACTCCAAATGCTGAAAATAGCTCTCGGGTTACGTTAAACGAAAAATCAAATGCTCCTCCAGAAATATAATTCAATTCACTTGATACGATAACATCAAAGAAATTGGGATCATATGCGTATCCAACATTTAAGTTGAAATCAGTATCTCCTGTAAGATCACCGTCAGCTGCGTTAGTTCCAAGATTCAATCCAACATAAAGATTGTCTCCTGCGATTCCAAGATATCCTGTAAATAGATCATCGTTTTTACCGTCAATAAAGTCAACACCTCCGACAATTCGATTGTCGTATGCTGAACCAAAAACTGCGCTGCCTCCTACACCAAATGCGTCAGTGTGGGTGAACAGTCCTCGATCAATTCTTTTCTCCTTAAAACTTACTTCACCTGCGATATCAACAGGCTGCAATGGATGGAGATCCCAACCAAGAACAGGAACTTTATAGCTAGCGTTTGCTAATCCACAAAGACTGATAAGGGTTCCTGCGATAAGAGCAATAATACTTAGTTTTTTATTTTTTTTGTTCATATGTTTTTTTGTTTTGTGTATTCTTATGACTTATAAATGTCATAAAGAAATTTTTCAAATTCTTCTACTTTTTCTAGGCGATTAGGCCATAGAATATATTATTTTTCGGGGTTAGCTTTTAAATTATTCAGCAAAGGTTGAATAGCGTTATAAAGGTTGTCAATTTTTTCTGATACCGCAAGGGCCTCTTCTTCTGCATCCTCAACTTTAGCTTCTGCTTGTTGATAAGATGCAAGTTCAGTTTCGTCTACTGCGGTAAATCCAAAGTCAAATAGTTCGCTCATAATACTCTATTTATCTTCCGTAATATCTTGAGTCATACGGTTTTCTCATGTGTTTTTGTAAAGAAATAGCTTGTTTAATTGTAGGAATAA